GTCACGCTTTGTGCGATCGATGGTGTCTGATTCTGCCGAATCAATCCCGAAAGAGGACGAGGGTGTTGGCCTCTCTGGTTTCCTGACTAGTGGCAACCTGGGTGGCTTCCTTGCGGAAGCCCCCCAGACCACTGGTCAACCAGAGGTTAAAGGCCCAACTCTCCCAAACCCCCTGACGGGATTGTTAGAGACTGGCAGTCTCAGTTGCTTTCTCCGTACGAAACGCGACATGCCCCCCTCCAAGCCTGCACCACATGAAAATGTGGGCGACTTGGAGGATCGCGCTTCTGGAGACCCGGATGGCCGTAAGGCGTCCGTGGATTCTGGGAGTAGGAAAGGACTGAAGGGTTGGTCCAAGGTGGCCGCTGCCGTGGCCCGCCTCCGAAGCGTTTTGAACGCTTGGGACGCGGGGGTTGCAGCCGTCCTTGGAACGAACCTCCAGAATAAGGCAATACCGAAGGACGTGAGATTCTGGTACTCTCACGTCCGGGCAAAACTCGCGAAGATTGCCACCACCCAGGGGATCGAAGTCGCCGTCGTGCTGTTAAAAGAGTTCGCTGCAGATTGCAGGCGAGCTTGGATAACGAACACGGCGGTGACCCACTTCCTCTGGAAGGCGGCTCCTAAACGCCTAACTCGCTCCGCCTCGGCTCACGGCCAGCTCTCCTTCCTCGGAAGGGCTTTGCCTGAGGGCTCAGCACGGCAGATCCAGAAGGCACTTTCAAATCACTTTCGTGACTTGACGAGTACCTTCCGGACTCTGCCGACACACTTGGACTCAGTCCAAGAGTGGGTGCGGAATTGGGCGATCCGTCATCTTCCCCCAGACCCCAAACCTTCGACTACCATTGGTGTGAATCTTAGTATTTCATCAACCTTGTCGAAGACTCGGAGAAAGGGAGGGATGACGGCGGATCTTCGCGAGCTACTGGAAAAGTCACCCGTGACGGACGCTCCCCCGCCAGACAACTGCCCACACTCTGTGTGGTCAGCCGTCATGACGGAGGTTCGTCTCGTCGCAGGCGCCCTGCAGGAGCTTCCTGACAGGAATCCACGAGGGAAGGTGGCGGTCATAGCTGAACGCGGTAACAAAGCCAGGGTTGTCACAGTAATGGAGCGTGATGCTCTGGTGCTGGGACACCTGGCCCGCAAGCGGCTGATGATCGGCCTTCGTAAGTGGAATCTTGTCAGTACGGCTCTTAAGGGGAATACCCGTGGTGTCGTGAAGGAACTTGAGGGTTCCACGGGCGACGTCATCTCCTCTGATCTCCGCGCTGCCTCTGATCTCATACCACTAGACATCTCTGATGCTATGGTACGGGGTCTTCGGCTCTCTGGTCGGTTAACCGACGTAGAGTTGCGGGGATTGGAGCGATGTGTCGGCCCGCAGGACCTCGAGTGGAAGGACCTCCACGGTGAGGGTTCGGGAGTGACCACTGCGACTACAAGTCGCGGCTTGTTGATGGGTTTACCCACAACTTGGTCCCTCCTCAACCTTTACCATGGTTGGTGTTGGGAAGCCGCATTAGCGACAGACCCTCTACCACCCTTCCCCAAGGCTCCTAAGCCGATTAGGTCGAAGTCCCGAATTTTCGGGGACGACCTGATCGGCGTCACGACACCGAGCGGAAAGCACGCGTACGAGAGACGATTAATCGAATCTGGTGCGGAGCTCTCCGCGGGTAAGCACTTTTCCAGTCCCAACCGCGGTGTGTTCCTGGAGTGTCTTTGGGAGTTTCGGGGCGATAGCCGACGGATTTCGGATGGGATTCCCATCTACCGTCAGCTGTCGCAGAAGGATCGGAAGCACAAGCGTGTTCGTGTTAATGTTAACGAGATCACGCTCCGACATTGGAAACATATCTTTTCTCTGCCATTTATCCCTCTAAAGGGGTTAGTGACCGGAGAACCTTCGATGGTCGCCAATCG